CGCGGCGCTGCTGAGCGCGTCGCCCGATGGCGGTGACCCGCTCGCGGTGCCGGCGATGATCCAGGGGCAGCACGCCGCTGCCGCGATCGCGGTCTGGCGCGAGCTGGCGCCACGGCTGGCGAAAACGCACCGGCTGCAGGCACAGCACCGCCCGATGTTCGCGACCTTCTGCGTCTACTTCGCCGAATGGGTCATCGCGAACGAGGATATCTCGGTGAAGGGCCACACTCAGCGGGTGAAGACGGTGGTCGGCGGAAGCATGGAACGCATGCGCCCGATCGTGGCGGTGCGGGACCGGGCGTTCGAGCGCGTCATGGAGCTGTCGAAGCGGTTCGGCCTGACGCCGGCGGACGAGTATTCTCTGTTCAAGGACCAGGCGGTCGCGGCGATGACGAACCCCGGCCTGTTCGGCGTGCCGCAACAGCAGCAACAGCCGGCCGCGCCTGCAGGCGAGCAGACACAGCAGGCGCCGCTGATCGGGCGCATGAACGCCCTGGACTCGGCGCCTCCGGGCACCTTGCCGAACTAGGGTGGCGGAAGAGAACTGGGCGGCGCTCGAGGACGCGCCGCTCCCGGCGTGGCTCGCCCCGGTCGAGCACGATCCGGACTATGGCTGGGCGATCACCGCCTGGCGCCGCGCCGAGCGGCAGCCCGAGGCGTGGTTCGACGCGGCCAAGGCGGACGCGATCGTCGAGCTGTGGCCGCAGGTCTTCAAGCTGACGGTCGACCGTTTCGCCGGCATCCCGTTTCGCCTGAACGGCTGGCAGGAGATCATCGTCCGGCTGCTGGTCGGTTGGAAGATCCCGGTGGAGGTGATCGACCCGCTCACCGGCCTGGATAGCCGGCTATGGGTGCGGCTGTTCAGGCGCCTCATGCTGTGGGTGCCGCGCAAGAACGGCAAGTCCGAGTTCCTCGCCGCCCTGGCGCTGCTGTTCTGGGCGCTGGAAGAGGTAGTCGGCAACGAAGGGTATGTGTTCGGCCGCGACGAAAAGCAGGGCCGGATCATCCTGAACAAGATGAAGGCGATGATCGCCTACGCGCCGCAGCTGGCGGTCGAGACGCAGGTTTTCGCCAAGTCGATCTATCTCAAGCCCTGCGCGGCGCGGTTCGAGCTGCTGTCAGGCGCCGAAGAAGGCAAGCACGGCAAGAACCCGAACGTCATCGCCGGCGACGAAATGCACGAATGGCGCAGCCGGGAGATTGAGAACACCCTGCGCCAGGGTACGGGCGGCAGGCTCCAGCCGATCGAGCTCTATGCCTCGACGTCCGGCTTGAAGACGAACCGCACCGGCATGGAGCTGTGGGACGAAAGCCGTTCCATCCTAGACGGCGGAATCGACGACGCGACCACGCTGGTCGTGATCTTCGCGGCCGATGCCGATGCAGACTGGACGGACGAAGCTGTCTGGCGCCGCGCGAACCCGTCGCTTGGCCTGTCGCCAACGCTGCAGTTCCTGCGGCGCGAGGCGGCGATCGCGAAAGACAATCCGAGGGCAGAGGCGCACTTCCGGTGCTACCATCTGAACCAGTGGATCGACAGCGCGGTCCGCTGGCTGAACATGAAGCGTTGGGACGCCTGCGCGCACGGCGACTGGCGCACGGTGCACGAGGAATGCATCGGCCGGCGCGCGATCGCGACGTTCGACCTTTCGTCGACACGGGACGTGACGGCGAAGATTTTGCTGTTCGAGCCGGAGGGCGAGGATCGCCGCTGGCGGATCGGCTGCCGCTTCTGGGTGCCGGAAGAGACGCTCGCCGAGCGGGTGAAGAACGACCGCGTGCCCTATGACAAGTGGCTCGCGGCGGGCGCGATCGAAACCACGCCCGGTGATTATGTCGACCAGAGCTACGTCCAGGCCGCGCTCGAGGAAGATTTCGCCCGATACGAGATCGGGCAGCTCGGCTTCGATCCGTGGAATGTCGGCAAGCTGCTGGTCGATCTGCAGAAGAGCGGGGTCGATCCGGAAATCATGGTCGCGGTCCGGCAGGGCATCGCATCGCTGGGCGACGCGTCCAAGGAGTTCGAACGCCTGGTCTATGCCGGGCTGCTCGATCACGGCGGGCACCCTGTGCTGCGATGGATGGCCGCCAACACGGTCGTGCGGTTCGACGAAAACCTGAATTTCATGCCCGCTAAAAAGCGGAGCGCGGAGAAAATCGACGGCATCGTGGCGGCGGTGACAGGGCTTGCCGTCGTTCTGGGCGCGGAGGCTGAGGACGGTCCCTCGGTCTACGAAGGCCGCGGCATTTTGGAGGTCGAAGTCTGATGGGTTTTCTGACGAACTTCATGGCGAGGTTCGGCCCTTCCGACTCGATGGAATCTCCCTCGGGCTGGTTCGTACGGATGCTCGGGGGCGGGCCGACCAATGCAGGTGTTCACGTCAGCGAGCACGGTGCGTTGTACCTGCCCGTCGTCTATGCGTGCGTGAACCGCATTGCCAATCCGCTGTCGATGTTCCCGCTGGGCATCTATCAGGATGATGGCCGGGGCGGGCGCGTTCAGGTAAAAGAACATCCAATGTCACAACGGCTGGGCCTGCGGCCGAACGACTATATGAGCGCCCGGACGCTCAAGAAGACGACGTCGCTCCACGCGCTCACATGGGGCAATGGCTATCGCGAAATCGAACGCAACGGGCGCGGCGAGGCGGTTGGTCTTTGGCCATTGCTACCGGGCACGACGCGCCCGCGCCGGATCGACGGCGAGTTGACGTTCGATACGACCATCGACGGGACCAACTTCCGTCTGCCGCATGGCGATGTGCTGCACCTGATGGATCAAAGTCAGGATGGCTATGTCGGCATGTCGCAAGTCGCTCTGGCGCGCGAGGCGATGGGCCTGGCGCTTGCGATGCAGACATTCGGTTCAAAGTTCTTCGCGAATGATGCGAAGAGCGGGGGTTTTCTGATGCATCCCGGCCGGCTCGGCCCGAACGCGGTGAACAATCTTCGCGGGCAGGACGGCAAGGAGAGGGCTGCGCCGGAAGATCCCCGTTCGCGTGTGGAGAAGCAAGGCGGGCTGGACAATGCGCACCGGGTAAAGGTGCTCGAGGAAGGGATGAAGTTCGTTTCAACCACGATCCCGCCGGAGGATGCACAGTTCCTGGGTAGTCGTGAGTTTCAGATCGCGGAAATCGCTCGCATGTTCGATGTGCCGTTGATCATGCTGCAGAGCCACCAGAACACCACCACCTGGGGCACCGGTATCGAGCAGCTTATGACCGGCTTTATTCGCCAGACGGTCGCCCCCTGGGCGGAGGCGGATGAGCAGGAAATGAACTGGAAGCTGTTTACCCCCGAGGAACGCGCCAAGGGTCTTTATGTGAAGCACAACATGAAGGCGCTGATGCGCGGCGATGACGCCGCCCGTGCCGCCTTTTATCAGTCGATGTTCGGCGTGGCTGGTCTCTCGCCTAATCAGATCGCGGCGCTTGAGGATATCGAGCCTATCGGGCCGGAAGGCGACAAGCATTTCGTGCCTGCCAATTACGTACCGATCGAGATGGCCGGCCAGCAGCCGGCGAAGACGCAACCGGAAGCCGGGACAGTGCAGCCATGAAATATCCGCATCTGCTAGCCGCCTTCGCGTCCGAATATTGGGCGATGGAGGAAAGCAAGCTGCTCGCCATCATCGGCCTGCTCGCGATGCAGGCCGATGGCGTGAAGTTCGATGCAGCCGAGATCGAGGCGCGGATCGCGCCACAGACGGCTGCTGCCGTGGCGCGCCGCGAAGGCGCGGTCGCGGTGATCCCGCTGCGCGGCGTCATCTCGCCGCGCATGGCGATGGTGCAGAACAGCTCGACCGGGGGCGGCACGACGGCGGAAGGGTTTGCCCAGAACGTCGACCAGGCGGCGGCGGATGACGGGATCAAGGCGATCGTCATCGACGCGGATACGCCTGGCGGCAATGTGCTCGGCGTTGACGAGGCTTCGGCTGCTGTCGCGGCGGTGAAGGGAACGAAGCCGATCGTGGTGCAGGTGAACGGCAATCTCGCGAGCGCGGGCTTCTGGATCGGGTGCTCGGCGGACGAGATCGTGATGACGCCCAGCTCTCAGGCCGGCGCAATCGGCGTACGCACCGCCTATGACGATGTGACCGAGGCTCTGGCCAAGGAAGGCATCTCGCGCGAGATCATCGCTGCGGGCAAGTTCAAGGGCGAAGGGCTGCTCGGCCCGCTTTCCGACGAAACGCGCGGCTATATGCAGGCGCGGATCGACGACTATTACGGCATGTTCGTCGATCGCGTCGCTGCCGGCCGCAACGTGTCGAGCGACACGGTACGCAATGGCTTCGGCCAAGGGCGAATGCTCGGCGCGGCCGGCGCCGTCCGCGAAGGCATGGCCGATCGGATCGGCACGATGAAGGACACGCTGGCGCGCTTTGGTGTCGGGCCAGCTGCACCGCCAGCCAGCGGCGGATCGCGCG